CGCAGCAGCAACAGCAGGGTCGATGCGAACCGTGGATTTCTTCTTCGAAAACCACTGATTGCCCATGAGTGGATCAGTTTCGATCGCCACACCCATCAAGGCACCAAGCAGAACCGGCGAGCGACGCAATCTGATGCGTTCCTCAAGGATCAACTCTTCGAACGCAGCAACGCTGCCAGGCATCCAAAGCCCTAAAGGAGGCTCTAGGCCGGCATCTTTCGCCGCCTGCACTTTATCGTCGTCTGGCTTTGCGCGTTTCTTGCCGCCCTGCGGGTGAGCTACGGTTTTGACGTCGACACCGTACTCATCGAGCTCAGTTTCGAACTTATCGAACGCATAACGGTCGAAAGCCAGAACTCCGATGCCATGCTCGGTATTGAGACGAGCGAATAGTGCAGCAACATGGTCGTACCGAATGCGCGCGCCTTCTGGCGCATTGATGTATCCCTGGTCGAACCAGAGGCGGTAAGGCACGTGGTCGACCTTTGATCGCTCATCCATCGTGTCGCGCGGCGTGAAAGCCTCGATCCACAAGTCGAATGTCGGAAGATCAGCCTCGCTACCGTCGGCCTTGGTGACGCGCTTCGTGCCTGTCTCGATTACGAAGGCAGCGGCAGTCAAATCCTTCGAGCCGGACAGATCGAGCCCGGCCGCGGTAATAGGCTTGCCGGCATGCTCCTCATACGGATCGAAATCGACCATCACCTTTTCAAGGATCGGTCGCGGTATCCATGCTGTGTCAGATTCGGTCCAGACGCAGAAGTGAAGACGCAGAATGTTGTTGCGCTTTGACGGGATGTCCCTAGCCTGCGCAACAACGCCTTCGATATATTCGTATTTTAGCGTGACTCCGAGAAGCGGGTTCGCCTTCACCCAGCAGGAAGGATCCGTGAATGGATCATCGTCCTTATCGAGGGCGCAAACATAAGAAAAGCACTCGTCACTGGTGCCGAACACCTCACCGACATAGGTGAAATCCTCATCGGGCGTTTCGGTGCCTGCCGCAACCTTGACGGCCCACTGATGCTCTGCCCAACAAACCGAGTTCCTGTCACTTCCACTGTTCGTGATCATGAGCAGTAGCGGTTGGTCGCGGAACTTGAAGCCGCGCTCAAGCATCTCAAGCGTGTGGCCGTTCGGATGCTCGTGTATTTCGTCGCAGAGGGCGACATATGGACGAGGGCCGCTGTGTGCCTGCTCACGAGAGATCGGCCGAAAGAACGAACGCGACTTGATGTGAGCCAGGTTCCAAACCGGATTGCCACCCGAAGGCGTCAATTCCCGCTTGAGCTTAGGCGACTGCTCATACATTGCGACCGAGTCACGAAATAGAACAAACGCCTGCGCCTTGTCCTTGCCGGCCGCATAGATCTCAGCAGCGGCTTCGCCGTCAGCGGTCATGCAGTAGAGGCCGACCGCACCAGCGAATGGCGACTTGCCCTGCCCTTTTGCCTGCTCAATGTAAGCGCGCCGAAAACGCCGCACTACTTTGCCGTTCTCGTTGGTTCGCTTCCATCCGAACAGCGAGCCGGCGATGAATGCCTGGCTCGGCTGGAGGATGAACGGCTTGCCTTCGAACTGGCCGCCGTTGAGGCGCAGTACGTCGCGGCAATATCCGATGAACCTAGCGGCGCCAGCTGGATCCCAGATCAAGCCGCGCTGCTTGGCGTCACGCAGATCGTCGAGATGGCGACGGCATGCGTTGCGAACGTGTGGGCCAGCGACAATCTCGCCGGAAACAACCGCTTTTGCGTATGCCGTCGTTGGATCAGAAATACTTGTCGGCGGGGTCTTCTTCTTCGCCACCTGGCTTAGCTCCCGCCTTCGATGCGTCCGCGGGTGTCGCGCCCATCTGCCCCAGACATTGCCTGAGCAGGTTCAAAGCCTGGACACCAACGTCCTCGTTGGCCATTAGCCTTCCGCGCACATAACTTGCGATCTCGACCAGCGCGCGATGCGATGCATTCAGCCACGGAATTTCCGCAGCGATAACGCGCCAGGCCTTCTGTTGATTTTCCGGCATCCATGCCGGCGGCTCGCCTAGATCATCGCTGACGGTCGGCTCGGTGCGCTCTTCGAATTTCTTTCGGCGAACCGTAGCTTGCCCGGTCACCGCGGCCTTTGCCTTCGGCGTCCTCGGCCTCGCCATGGTTCATACCCTCAACTTTTGAATTGGAAAAATGTGCGCGAATGCCCGACGCCGGTACCCAGGCCGCGCGGCCCTAGACATTGGACCACCCCCTCCCCAGGGCAACCTTCCATTGTATCATCTATGGATGCGGTAGTCAAGCACTAAATTCGAAATAATATTGCTTTACCAACGATATATCGGAATGTTCTTGCGTATTTGTTGATATGTCGACATCAATGCATTGATATGCAATGACAATGTCATATCGGCCATCCATCCGCACCATATCGGACCACATTCTGCCCTTTGTCGATGCGCTGCTTCACTCCATCGTGATGCGCTTTGCATAGCGACTGGAAGGGGCCAGACCAGAACAGTTCCACGTTACCTTTGTGTGGGGTGATGTGGTCGCATATGGTAGCCGCGGTTACATCCTCTGCCTCTAGGCAGTATCGACACAGTGGCTCGGCGCTAAGCTGCGCCTCACGCAGGCGCTTCCATGCGGCTGTCTGGTATAGGTGATGCCATGCACTCTTGTTGGCCATGCATCACCGTGGTTGGTCTGTGTGGCAGGGTTCGAACCTGCGACCCCCTGAATCCAAGTCAGGTACGCTACCAGTCTGCGCTACACACAGGCAGAAAACGAAAGCGCCAGGGAGCCTTGTAACAAGGCTCAACCTGGCGCAGGATCGTCACGTCGCTGAGAGGAGGCAGCGCCATGGCGATTGGGTAACGAAGATGGGGATAGCGGATTGGAACGCGTCCCGGCATGCTGCTAGCAGAGCCTCCAAATCCATGGATGCTAGCCAAGACGGACACCATCACTGGGCCGCGGGCATCTTCGTGTTCTCGAATAAATGAGGATGGCCAACAGTCCGCTACGTGGGGCGTTAGCGCTGCTGGTCCATCCCCGACGGTAACCGGTTTACAAAGCCGGTTCCGCAAATAGTTACCCAAAGCTCAGCGGCTGCAACGAGGTGCAGCATGGCGATGGGTCCGTCGCTCTTGCGCACGGGACAAAGCGGGACTCAAAAGAACCCCTTCACTGTACTCCGATGAACTTCATAAAAAGGGACATCACGCTGCATAAGCCGAGATGACGCTTGCCGCGTTGTCGTTCGCAGCAATCAGAGCCTGCTTGCCCATGCGTTCAGCATGCTTGCCGCTGAAGCCGAGCGACATGCCGATCTCCTGCATGTTCTTTGCGCGCATCGAGGTATCCAGGACTTCCTTCGTTTCAGACGGGATGGCCCGAAGCGCATCTCGCCATGCCTCTCGCCCAGACTTAAGCGTCGCAAAATCCTGCCAGGCCATCGAGCCAGTCTCGCCCTTCTTGCCCTTCTTCATTCCGACAAAGGCGTCAGCTACCATCTTCATGCCGCATGGCAGCCCGGTCGGATAAACGGTCACTGGCGGCATAACAGCGGTGTTTGCCTTTGCCTCTTCAAGCATGGCGATCGCCTCGTCCCTGCTGTAGTTCCTGCCCTTGCGCTTTTTGCTAGCCTTGATGAAGCGGTGCGGTACCGTGCCAAGCGTCTCGCCGAACCACGCGTTGCTCAGCTCGATATATTTTGCGGTCTTGCCGGATGCTCCGAGATTTGCTTCCATCTCGTCGCGGCATCGAAGCATGGCTCCGGCTGGCATGGTGATTTCGCCATTTATGGCCTTGCCGTCGATACCGTACATGACGCAACGCTCGGTTTGCGCGCCGTCGCTGAATCGCAGCGAACCCCACTTGATGATCTGGCCAGCTGCATTTCGTTCAGGCTCATGGCCGAGAACGCTGCGCATGATTTCCTCCAAGCTTGGAGAAATGCGAAGAAACCGCTCGTGGCCAAAGTCGGCGACCTCTTCCGGATTGTTGTCGTTGGCCTGCACAACCGACCAATTCGTCTGCATTGCCTCCGGCTCGTGATCCGGCTCGGTGGCGTATTTGCGAAAAGCCTCTAATTGCTCCGCAAGTGATGCGTGTCTTGCCATGCCCTGTCTCCCGCACGTGGTGGTGACAGGTATATAAGGTTTTCAACGACAAATGACAAATTTGTCAAGCTTGCGTGCGGCAAACCTTCTTCGTCTGCTGCTGGACGGTTCGCAGATAGACACGCAGGCCGTTCTTGAGTGACGCAGAGACGTTGTTGCGCTCTGCGTCGTCAACGGCCTGCCATGCGTAGGCTTCGATGAAGCGCGACAGCTGGCAGTCGTTGCTGACGACGGCCTGGGCGTTGGCGCTGAACGGAATGGCGATTAGTGCTGCTGCGATAAGGATGCGGATCATGTTGGTCTCCTCTGTGTGGTGGGCCGCTAGGCGGCTGGTTGCTGTGGAATGCGTATATTAGCTTTCTACGTGCATTCTACAAATTTGTCAAGCGGCTTTGTCGCTAGCTTCAGCAAGCCACCCACGTACGAGCTCTACGGTTCGCGCTGCGGCTTCTTCCTCTGTAGCGATCTTCACCGTCACGACAGGATGCCCCAGAGCCATGAGTAGCGGGTGGCGCTTCTTCTGGCTTGCCGTAAACGTGCCTTCCGCGTTCTTGTACTCGATAAGGCGCAGCACGCCGCCAGGCAGGTAAACTCGCAAATCGGGATCACCTGCTGCAATGCCGGTCGCCTGCGCCTTCACCGCTGCTCGCATGCTTCGATAGTCGCCGTTCATGTCGCCTGCTATAGTGAAGCTCGGGCACCCAGCATTGTCGTTATCGGCAACCGCGAGTGCCTCGTCAGCGTATTCCGGCATTGACTTCAGAGCACGAACCGCAGCCGCCTGCAAAATCCATTCGTCGATCGGTGCCGGCTTGACCGTGATCTTACCGTCTACTCCGGTGACCAGGCGAACCTTGGCACCATTGATGCGGGTCGTCTGAATGGTGCGCTTTTTCTTGGCTGTTGTCTTGGTGGTGGTCTTGGCCATCGTTGGTCTCCTGTGGTGGTTGGTAGCGGCTGGTGAGGCCAGATTTTTTCTTCTCTTCAAAAGCCCGACAAGCACCCCGACATTCATCCCCTTTCTAAAGAAAGGGGGAATGATGTCTGGGTAGGATGCTCACCAGACAATATAAGAAAACGCTAAATGTCTGGGTATCCGCTAAGCTGTTGTTTTTATTAGACTAGACCCAGACATTTCTGTTTTGTCTGGGTATGTCTGGCCTGTCGTTTCTGGGGTTTAGGCCAGACATTTAGGCCAGACATTTGTGTATATTAGCGACATCGAATTGTCTGGCCAGACATACCCAGACATGTCTGGCTTTGTCTGGTCTGTCTGGCCTAACTCGGGAACACCCATTCACCCACCTGAGACACTTTCCTTGTCTCCACTAGCGATGCATGAGCTCGCTTGAAACGAGCCCTCAGCGTGTCCTGTTTTGTGCCCTTGGTGTCGTCGGCATAGAACGCCTGACGCCATGTCTCCTCCTTGACTACGAGCACGCTATCAGGGAAGTGCGGGCCTTCGGGAGGAATGCCTACGGAGCCGATTAGATCATGCAGGATTTCTAGCGCCCTGGCGCTGTGTCCTTTGATGCTCTCGGTCAAACGCTCGCCTGGGCCCATCATGTCGGCAGGCACCACGACAGGCGCCGTGGTTGGCTCGCCCTCCTCGTCCATACCGATCTGTATCGACTTCATTGTGAATGTCAGTACATCCCCGTCTTCGCCGTCGTTGGTGCCGTCGCAGACTAGCCTATGCTTGTTGCCATCCTTCTTGACCATGAACGAGGCGTCCACGGCACCGTCCAAGTCGATGGCTCCCTTCCCTCGCTCGCCGTTCCAGGCGCTGTGGTGAATGGCCGTAACGTGCGCTTTCGTCTCCGTCAGGATGAAATCGCAAGACCTGACGAATTTCACCATATCCTTTGATGCGTTCTGGTCGCCGGCACCGAAGACACGTGTAAGGGTGTCGATAATCACCCATACACACTTGTGACCGGTGATAGTCTCGGCATCCTTGATAACCTTGACTATCTCCTCCGCGTCCTTCTGGTCGCGGGTGAAGTCAAGCATGCCGCCCACGACGAGCAGTGGAACATCTTTCACTTCATGATGCTTACGGAAGGCCATCATGCGCCGCTCGGTCAGTTTCTTGCGCTCTGCTGCGACATAGACGACGAGGCCTTGCTGAACCCTGATGCCGTGCCAATCCATGCCAGCCGCGATGTGGCACGCCAGATCGGTGGTCACGACACTCTTGCCCGTGCCAGGAAGGCCAGAGATGGTGGTGAATTCACCGACGCCCAGCCAGCCCTTCAGGATCGTCTCTTTCGGTCGGCCCTCCTCGATCGCGTCGAACCATGTCAGTTCGAAACGCTCACGCTTTTTTGGCGCCGTTGATTCGGTTGGCGCCGGCTGCTCTCGGCTTGGCTGTTCTTCTACTGGCGACGCATCTCCCGCCTCCTCTCGCCGCTTCCGCTCCATGGTGTTCTTAGCCATGCGGCTGATCCCCTCGGAGTCCACCGGCGTATTGTCGTTTTCGTATTCTCGCTCTGGCAGTTGCCGCGGTGAATTGGCCGTCTTGTCGAGGCCGCGCTTGATCTTGTCCCAGCATTGCCGCTCACCGTCCTTCGCTACCAGGCCATTGGCACGGGCGGCATCGATAAGGCCTTCCTCTGCGTCAGACCGCGAGATATTACCGGTTGCGACGATCTCGCCGATAGAGCACGCGCTGGCGAACAGCTTTTGACCGCGACCGCCAGTCGGCTGACTAGCGAGTGCTGATAGCTCCAGTTCGAACGCCCGAGAGAAGTATCTAGCCGCCCCGTCATCTTCTGGTTGGTAAGTGTATTCCCGTGGTTTGGTCTCAGCCGGTGGTGGCGCCTTGGTGATAACCATGTCGACGAGCCATGCCGGTGCCTCGGCGAACTCTGGGACCCCATCGCCCTGCCAGTCCAGCCATTCGTAACGCCGACCGTCTGCCATCACAGAGCCAGGACTCAGAATGTACCCGCCGTCACCCCTCGTATCGACCCCAGGCGCTATGGCCGCTCGGTTTCGGATGCCGGGAACATGCCTGAAGAAGATGTGGGTGCCACCGTTGGCTGTCTTCGCCCTCGGGGTTTCCGGCAACTCGCCATGAATAGCCTCCATCTCCTTCAGCCATTCGTGGCCGTCTCGGTCGCCGTGTCGATCCAGATCTAGAACCCATCCGCCGAGCTTCTCGCCAGTGGGCACACCAATTGCAGCGCCCGTATGCCGTTCGCCAAACAGGATATTTACGATGCGAGTGGACGTAGTCGCGCCGCGAAGGCCGTCCGATGTGTACGGAGCCTTCTCCGCAAACTCGATCACTTCACCGGTGGAGTAATCGATTCCTTCCGACGGCTCCTCGCGGCACGGGAAAACGGGTATCCCGGCGGATACGTAGGACAGAGCGACGTCTATCGGCGCACGATTGAGCGAGATCGGCGGAACCTTGAAGTTTAGCTTGGCCATTATGCTGCTTTCCGCATCTGAGTAATTTCACAGTTGACGAAGCTGATCGCCTCGGTTGCGCATACTTCGAACCACTCGCCGTTCCGTCGCGCGTGCGAAAAATGCGAATGCGCGGCAGCTTCCACTGCGCGCGCTCGGTCTGAGTACCTGGCCATTTCAAGCCTGAGATGATGTGGGCTAGACGTCGAAAGCTGTCTGACGCGCTTCTCTGGTGATCCGGCGATGCCGATCTTACACAGCGGCGGATCACTACCTTCGCATGAAATCACGTAGACAAACCGACCATCACTAGGCTTGTCACTCCGCGGTGATATCTGGATTGGCTGCACATCTGCAGGCGTTGTTTTCGGTGTCGCGATCGATGCAACCTTTTCCCACGCCCATCGGTGCAATCTTTTTGATACTAGATCCTCTGGTCGATCGATATGCATCATGCCGAGTTCACCGAGCAGATAATGCAGCGCGCTCTGACCACGCAAATTTCTCTGGTAGTCGTTATCGAGGACGCGAACCTCCATCCGCAGAATCTGACCTTCGTCATCTGCGCACATGACTAAAGTGCTGCCAGTCTGATCCTCAATCACGTTGGCTTCCATAATTTCTATGCTCGGTGGTCGTTCAAGCGGCTGCATCAGCACTCCTCATTTCTTGACAAATTTGTATATTGACAGTAGTGCGTTTACGGGTTAGAACGCTACCAAGGAAGTTAAGCGGCAGCATTTTTAGTATTGTTTTCATCACGCACCCCGTCGTTGTCATTATTATTGGCAGCGGCGGGTTTTTCGTTTTGGGTGATGGCGGCAAGTGCGCGCTCCACCCTTATAATGGCTCTGCCGATGGCTTCGGGGATTTGCGGGCAGACGGCGTCGCCGAACGCTTCGACGATAAGGCTAGCTGCAACCGTCCCCCTTGGACCGCCAACCGCAATGCGCGACTGAGCCACCCAGCCGGATAGCCCATCATCCACCCGTAAGTGATGGGCAAGGCCGCCGTTCCAGTCAGCCCATGGCTCTGCAGGAGTTGAGCTAGGGCACGCGCCCCTGCCCATTTGTCCGAAGCTCTCCCCGTCATCGCTCCATCCATCACCGCGTCCATCGTCGGGCTCTTGCGCTTGTCGTAAGCCGGGCTCCACCCGTCCATCCGCTTGTCGCGCTTCGTTGGAGTTGGCAGGGTTTCCAAACGCATCGCCCCGTCCATTAGTGCGTCCAGTTTCGGAGACCGTCGGCGCGCATAAGCTTCCGACCACGGCTCCAGTTTCCCGTCGTTCGCCACTGGCGTCGGAAGATAGCGGGGCATCCCCGCATGCTTCGACGGGTAGCCCCTCAGTTGGCTCAGCACGTCCCCTCTCCCACCCCTGTCCGCGTCCGTCTTGCGTGGCGTCGCCAGGAGTGCTCGCCAAGGTCCGCACGATTTCCATTTCTGCATACTCAGCGCGGCGAAATTGGCCTTGGTCGTCGGCGTGTGAAAGATTGAACCCGACAAGCCAGCTTCGCTTGCGTTCGTGGTTGGCACCGACGTCTCCAGCACTAACCACGAATGGCCAGCAGGTGTAGCCGATTGCCGCCAGTGCATCGATAACCCGGTCTGCGCCTCTAGTTCGGAGATTAGCGCTATTTTCAAGAGCGAACCAACGAGGTCTGCATTCGTCGATGATGCGGACGGCTTCGAAGTAGAGGCTTGAACGCTCTCCGTCGACGCCTTTGCCTTTGGTGTTGGCGCTGCTGATGTCCTGGCACGGTGGGCTGCCGACGACGATATCGGGAAGTCCAACACCATCCCGAATAAGTCTGTCTGCTGTAAGGGTGGCGACATCGTCATAAACAGGAACTCCCGGATTGTTCTCGGAATATAGGGCGCGCCGCCAGTCAATGACTTCGCATGCGGCGATGGTGCGGTAGCCAGCACGATGCATGCCTAGCGACCAGCCGCCGGCTGCCGCGCTGAACAGGTCTAGGACGCGGATCAAAACGGCGCCTCCTTCAAAGCAGCCCTCAGCCCGCGCGCGCACCCTTCCCACGCAGCTTTTACCAACATCCGCTGGTCGAGCTCGTCGTAGAGCGACAGGTCGGGCCCCAGACCGCGTTCGTTGATGTATTCGCCGACCGCGTCCACGCCAGCATCCAAGGCGGCGAGCTCAAACTCGTCGAGCCGGCGGATTTTCTTGTAATCGTCGATCGCCACGATGCACCTCCGGCACAGATATTGCGGGTCGCCTGGTTTGTGGTTGATGCCGAGCGCAACGGCACGCATGCCGCAGGCAAAGCAGCAGGTGGGATCGCCTATGGCGTCGACGGTTGGGGTGAAGGGAGTTACGGATTTTCCGGTGGGGAGTTTTGTCATGCCGCCACCATCTCGCGCGCATAGTCGTTGGCAGTTAACCTGGCGAAATCGCCATGAAGATGTTGCGCGGCAGCTCTGGCGGCGGCAGCATCTTTAATGTCGTCGAAATATCCAAGGGAAACTCTCTTGCCGTTTATGCATATGCGAGCCAGCCACTTATTCGCACCGACGTTCCAATTTACGCCTTTGTAACCAGATGTGTTTGTGCTCTTCACTGCAACGTTATGCATGTTCTGGTAGTGCGTAGCAGGTCGAAGATTGCTAAGTCTATTGTTGAGGCGGTTCAGGTCTTCATGGTCAACCTCTTCAGGAAGATCGGCCATCTCAATGTCATTTGCCATCGCCCATATGATCCGATGGACCAGAAAATAGGCTCGGTTGATTCCGACGCGAAGGTAGCCTTCATCAGTCACTGTGCCGGCGGGCTTGCCGAAATACCTTCCATTGAAGGCGTTTGCCGCCCTCTTGGATTTGAAGTGGCTATCCGGCCTAGCCAGCCAAGACAGAATTCCGGTGACGGAATCATATGAGAAGCATTCGCGCAGATATGCCAGCGTTGGAGTGCTCATGCTGCACCTGCCACGTCACCAGCCGGTGAATTGTCATTGGCAGCAAACATATCGGCTGGCTTTTCTTTGCGCCGCGGCGCCTCGACGAACATATCGCCCTGCGCGTAGGCCTTCGCGATGCGCTCACATGCGACGTCGAAGTATTTTGGATCCAGTTCGACACCAATAAAGCGCCGACCCATCTTGGCGCATGCAACGCCAGTCGTGCCGCTGCCCATGAACGGATCTAGGATGGTCTGGCCAGGGTTGGTGAAGTCCTGGAGAAGCTCGCGCATCAGCGGGATCGGCTTCTCGGTGGGGTGGCGGCCGTCGCGGTCACGCTGGTTGGTCAGATGGGTATAGACGCCACGCTTTCCGCCAGCATTCCAGCGGCTGTGGCCTTCACCGGACCAAGCCAGCGGCATGGACTCGTAACCGGGCGCTGGCATCTGTCCGTTCAGCTGCGGCGTGCTGTCAGGCTTAACCCAGATCATGGCGCGCTTGTATTTGCTGCCAGCCAATTCCAGCGAATCCCGCCAGTCGCCGACGGCTTCAGCTTGGCAAAACCACAAAACCCACCCTCGTGATAGACGGTGGGCAGCGGCTGAAACATCGTCTCGCAACGTCTCCGATATGGCGGCGAAGTCCAAGTCGGCATTCACGCCGTGCTTGACGCTTGCCTGCGTTCTCCTGCCCGTTTTGTGTGCTTCCTTTTCATACGGGGGATCGCCGATAACGTGATCGACAGTGGCTAAGGTCGCCATAACCTCAAGGCAATCGCCGTTGTAAAGCACGGCGTCGCCAATGCGTTCTATCCGCATCAATTCTATCTCCTCTTGTGGTGCAGTCCCGCGCGTTGGTGGCGCGATAGGGTTCATAAATGATACGTTGGCGCGTCATATGGGCCATCTATGACGCGTGAAGGTTACAGGTTGGCCCGCAGCAAGCCGGTAGCGGAAAGCCGTAAGCCTGCCGCGCTTGCGCGATGATGAACGGCATTTGCGGCCGCGCGCTGGCGGATCTCAGGACCAAGGCGCGGTTCGTCTCTCGCCATGACATCACAGTCTGCGGCTTGTTTGTCGTGCCATTGGGCGGCGAGATAGTAGGCGTTGGCGGTGGTTCTCTTGTCCGAAGATCGTGCACAAAGTTTGGACAGTTCGCCGACGGCCTTTGCCTTCGTCGGGAATACGCCATCGATCATCTGGCTGGTCAGGGACCGCATCACTTCCTGCTCCCATAATAACTGGCGCCAAGCGGCCCGTAGAGCGTCAGCGTCCATTCAGGCCCATAGCTTGCCGCGCAGGTGCGAACGACACTCTCCTCCTCGTACTCGCCGTCTACGATACCCATGCCGTAGAGCGTCATGTTCTCGAGCGGCAACTGGATTTCGCCGGTCTCGTCATTTCTAGCAATGATGATTAGGTGGCTGCTGCTCATGTCAGTTCCTCCTCTACGTATTTCTTGAGGCCAGGCAGGCTCGACCAGTTGCTCTTGAAATAGATGATGTCGGCCATGAATGTTTCGCGATCCTTTTCGCCGCACCACCGAGTGGCGGCGCGGTTTATAGCTTGCCGCAGCTTCTCTGGATCCATTACGTTCTCCGATTCCACGACGACACAAGGTTTTCCTTGAAGCCGAATTCTAGCCGGCTGCATGCACCGCAATCGTCGCATTCTATGAAACTGCCGCCATAGTTTGGATCATCTGGCACTGCGCCCATTGTGTCGTATTCAATATCTTGATGAACCGGTTTGCCTCCGCAGAAAGGGCACGGGAGGAGGCCTTCAACGAAATGCGGCCCATGATCCTCGCCTGTGAGCGCGGCCAGTTTCTCGCCGTCTGCAATGAGGGCGGCTTGCATTTCTTTGTCGAATGCGTCGTACCTATCCTGCATTCTGGCTTCCATGTATTCCATCACAGAAACTCCCGCAGGTCGACGTGATCGAGTTTGGAGTTGAAAATACCGCCTTCGCTGTCCGTGTAGGTGATGGCATCCAGGACGTCTTGCCGCCCACGTGCGTAGGCCTCCTGCATTATCCACCACGAGATGTGGTGGCGAACGTTGATGTCTTGGCAGAAGTAGTCACGCTCCCATTCACGCATAGCCTTGCTGGCTGCCAGTTCGATTTTGGCGAAGTCTTCTTCGGTTAGGTCTGTCATCAACTCGCCACCTTGCTCTCGACAACCCGGAACCCAGGCACCTGCCGCGCACCACCACGCACCACCTCATCGGCATTCCTCTGCGCCACGGTAAGCACCTCTTCCTTGGCGCGCGCCCACGTCCACTCCATGGCAGCTTCTTCGTCTACGAGTTCAGCTCGCCACACAGTCCTAAGCCCCGTGCCCGTCGTCGCCGCCTTGTCCGCCCGCTTGGCCGTTTTCTCCAGCCGCTTGGCATCGGCCAGCAACTCTTCCGCCTCTTCACGAGACGCGAGGTTGCCGCTGGACGCTTGAATAGCGGCGACGGCGGCCACCCTAGCCGCCTCTGCGGCTGCAGCCACGCGTGCGGCCTCTGCGGCGGCTGCGGCGGCCTTGGCGGTGCGCCAGGGGGTGAGCAATGTGTCGAGCGTAGACTTGGCCAGATCGACCTTGCCGCGCTTAGGCTGGATGTAGACGTTGTAGCGGTCCTGAATGGCCTTGACCTGATCGTCTAGCGGCTTCTTCTCCTCGACGCGCAGCGCATCGGCGCGCTTGCCGGCTTCGTGAATACCGTCTCGCAGTTTCTCGATCGCGTCGTGCATTTCCTGGCTGTCGATTGGGTCGCCGTCAGCCCAATGCTTTGCTTCTTCGAAGAGGTCTTCGATTTCCTGTCGGACGGCGTCGAAGGGCGATGCTGGTGGTTGGTTGTGGCCGATGGTGGCTATGGCGGTTGGGTCGAATACGCCGGGCACGGCGGCTACAGAGTTGGCGGGCTTCATGCTGACACCTGCACAAGCTGGCGCAGACGCGCAATCGACGGCTCAACGTGGCCATTCCAGTCACGGATAAGTTCGTCCGTGTCGTCGTCGAGCTCGATGTCGTCGAGCCGATCGAGCAGGAACTGCGCCTCGGCCTTCAGGCTGGAAACTTCGGCGCGCAACGCGGCAACCTCATACGCAAGCGCGACATGAAGATTGTCAGGGCCGTTATCGCGGAATGCCGGCCACTCCTCGCCGTAGCGCAAGGCTTCCCACTTGCCGGGTGCCGTCTGCTGAATGGTGTACTTGCCGTCATTCATGGCAACTGAAATTAAGCCATCCTCGGCTCTTCTCTCGCCCATCATCAATCTCCTCTTCGTGGTGTGGTGGTTGCGCAGGTTGGCGCTTAAGACTTTGCCCAAAGGGCGATATCGTCGAAATGAACAGGTGCGAAGCCGATGCTTTCCACAGACATATCGCGATGGAAGTCTTCCAGACCGTTGAGATTGCCGTGAACGTGTCCATGGAGGTTCTTCGCACCATGCCGCAATTGATCAAACCGCATCGGAATGTGTGAGGCCGTGAAGCCCTCTTCGCGGAATTGCTTCCAGAGATAGAAGCGCTGGAATAGGCCGGCCGCTGCAAGTGACGGTATGTCGTCATGATTTCCGACGATGAGTCGGATGGCACCGTTCAGAAGTGGCCGAACGCGCATCGCATCTGACGTTTTCCATGCAAAATCGCCGAGGTGATAGACCAGATCCTGCGGCTTAACCTTTTCGTTCCATTTGGTGATGATGGAATCTTCCATCTCCTCAACAGAGGAGAACTGAGGCCGGCAATACGTGATGATATTGTTGTGGCCAAAATGGGTGTCGCTAATGAACCAAACGTCGCGCGTGGTCATGTCGTCTCCTCTTCGTGGTGTGCATTCGCGCTTGGTGGGCGCTGGTGATTGTCACACCTTGGTGTAAACATACAAATTTGTCAACGCGTCAGAAGGGGATGTAGTCGTCTAATTCCCAACGCTCAGCGTAGCCGCGGTTGTCATTCGCCGCCGCAGGCGCGTTGTCGTTGGCTGCTTGACGCTCGCCAACGCGATGCGCCATGACATCAGGGTACTTGGCGTTGCGCGCATAATCGAGTTGCACTTCAGCAGTACCGGCCAGCTCGTGCTGCCGCTCAAGAAATTCCAGCACGGTCTTGGGGAACGGCCTCTGGCCGCCATGGGCTAGCCACCAGCGATCGGCCTTCGTCTTGGCGTATCCAGAATGCGCGCAGCATATCCATTCGTTGATCGCCTTCATGGACACCATGTAGGTGCACTTGACGGAGTCCGGCTTTCCCTCTTTTCCTGGGTGGTGTCGGAACGTCCGCGACGAAACAGGAAACCAAGGCTTTTCCGTCGACAGCACTGGCGTTGTGTCGGCCTGCGCCGTGATCTTCTCCTCCTCGTTGGGCGGGAAGACGTAGCCGCAGCACTGGCATGTCATGATCGAGATCGGGATGAGCTCGCCGCAGCCGCAATTGCCATTAACGTCCGTCATGTCTTGCGGGCAGAGCTTCTTTGGCTGCTCTCCGAGGCCCTTGCCGGGCTCGCGTGGGCGTATCTGGTCGATCGGCCCGTGATAGGCAAGGTTCCGGCCGTGGTCTGCGATGAGGCAATCGTCTTTGCCGGCGCAATTGCGTGTGCCGCGGCCCAGGATCTGCACCAGCTTGCCGGGGCTTTTTGTGCTGAGGATTAACGATATGAAATCCACAAACGGAAAATTAGTCCCGGTCGTGATCATGCTCACCGAACTGATCGCCCAATACTTGCCAGCGCGAAAGCCTTCGAAGATTTCCTTGGTCTGGTGGGAGTTGTCGCTGGTCAGGACGGCACACGTCCGGCCGTGCCGTCGGACGGCTTCGGCGACGTGATTGGCGTTCTCCTTGCTGGTGCTGAAGAACAAGCCGGCGCGCCGCCCTTCGGACAGCACCATGTCTTCGGCCACGGCCGCCTCGATGATGCGCTCCGCAGCTTCCGACACCTGGCCTGGGATGTATTCGCCGCCACGGCTCCCGATTCCCTTTAGGTCGATCTTGCTGGTGGTTTTTTGGCTGGTCAGGCGCGTGAGAAAGCCTTGCTCGATGAGCTCGCCGATGCCGATTTCATAGACGACATCGTCGAAGAGCTTGAACTTGACTGGCGTGCCGTCCACAGCTGTCGCGTCGTCATCGTCGAGATCGTCGGTCAGCCGTCCGGAATCCATGCGGTAGTCGGTCGCGGTCGTGCCGCATGTCCGGCTATCCGGATTGCGCTCGCGCACGTCCTTGAAGAACTTACCGTATTGTGTGTTGGCGTTGCGCGAGATGGCGTGCGCCTCGTCGACGATGACGAGATCGATATCGCCGATCTGCTCAACCTTGTTCCAGACGGACTGAATGCCACAGAACAGCACCTGCGCCTTGGCATCACGCCGATTCAGCCCTGCGGAATAGATTCCCGCCGGCGCGAACGGCAATAGCCCAAGGAATTCTTGGTAGTTCTGCCCGACCAAGGGCGCAGAATGCGTGACATTGAGGATTCGCATGTCGGGATAATCGGCAAGCAGCTCCTCGATCAGCTTGGCGATCACCAGCGCCTTTCCGGCGCCAGTCGGAAGCACGATCAGGCCATTGCCGCCGCCTTCCGCCCAATAGGAGTAGAGCGCGTCAATGGCCGATCGCTGGTAGTGGCGGAGCTCAAGCATCAAGCGGCCTCCCCAGCTTCAGCCGCTTGCGCTCTTTCTCTTCGATCTGGCGCACGCGCTCCTTGCCGATGCCGTACTTGGCGCCGATGGTTTCAAGCGTCTCGCCCATGGCGCGCATCATGACGATCTCGCCGGATCGGCCAGGATCAAGCGCCGCCAGCGTTTCATTGAGCGACACGGAGTCCGTTTGGTTCGGCGATACCATCACAGCAGCCATTGCGCGCTCGTCGGACACGGTAGGCATATGCCGTGATCTGACGCGCGACTTGCGCCGGCCGTTCTGCGCGACATGGCGCATGCATAGGGTGATCCAGTTATAGAATCCGCCATCCGGTCGGAACGACGTCCAATGCGCCAAGATGTAGGCGATGCTGTCTTGGAATAGGTCTTCCTGCTCGGTCTTGTTGTTGGACAACCTGCCGGATAGGCGCATGAGGTGCGGGTAGTAGTTCATGAGCCTCGCGTCAAACTCGACGGGGCGCGTATCGGCGGGCGCAGTGGTGGCGTGGGCCATGGTGTTGTCTCCTCTTGTGGTGGTGGTCAGTCGGCGTTGGTAGCGCCGTCCACATAAATGTCACCGGTCGGTGATTTATAGGTTATGGTCTCTGCGGCCGGGTCGCAGTCAATTTGCTCGTAGCCGACGAGCAGTGCAGGAATGAACAAATGAGCCGGGCAGCCAGCGTCTTGCTCGTCCAAAGACAGTGGCTTGCTCCACCTGGCGCAATCCCAGCCGGCGTTGCCATCCATCAGTGGCGTGGCGTGAAGGCAAGATCGGCAGTGAACCCTGGCGCGAACCTCACCCCAGCATACTTCTGCCTGGCGGCAGAACATGCCGCGGAAGTCGTCGCGCTTGTTGCACAACCGACCGGGTGGCTCCGCCATATTGATGATGCGCTCGATGCGGGCCACCTGCCGCATGGCGAATTCCGCGTCATGCCCGACGCGCTCCATGTGCACCTCTTCATCGTTCTTGTTTGTCATCATATAGACGACGCGATCGACACCGAGGCCGTGCATATAAAACTGGAACGTCGCGTAGTGCTCCGGTTTGCCCTTCTTCACGCCGTGCTTTTTGACCTTGGCGAACACCTCCTGCTTTGCGCTCTTGCACTCGACGATGTGCTCGGTCTTGGCGGCCTCAAGCAGCCCAAGAGCGCGGCCGTCGATCTTTCCGCGCAGATGCCCACCGGCCGCCCTGACGCGGTCCTGCTCGCCCCAGACGGTCACGCCGACCATGCGCAGCAGATCAAGCAGGCGCTCTTCCTCTATGTTGCCTCGCTCGAAGATGCGGCGCTTTTGCCAGGTTATCTCTTCCGGCGCAGATGCGCGCCGGAAGGAAAGCCAGATTGCCCTGTCGCACTCCACGCCGATATCGCCGGCAGGCACGCCGACGGATTCCCATTCGTCGTAGTCAGCGACAAGGGCTTCATGGATGGCGCGGAGCGTGCTTGGCGTAGGCTTGGGGATGGGTGCCATTACTCGACACCCACAAGTCGCTCGTCCGCATCAGTTCTTGCCGCGATGAGCGTCAACGAGCCGCTACTATCGAAACTGACAGCCGATGGCTTGCAGCACTCAAGGCAATCAACCTCAAGGTAGTCGCCTGAGTGGGCGTAGCCGTCACGGCGCGTGTGGATAAAGCCTCCATGCGGCCACCCGATAACAAGATGGCCTAGAGAAATCTTGGTTTCCCACATGCTGGCGCCGCAGTGCGGGCAATCGAGATCACCGTTACCATAGACATCATAGTGCGTTGCTTTGGGTGGCCGCTTCATGTCTATACCCGCATAGGCATGCCGACGAGCACCAGCCCCTCGAAAGCCGCAGACTTGAACAAACCAGGCGAGCCGCCATCGGCGAGCGCAATGGTGACAGGCCCAGACGGAAGCACGCTAAACAGATCTCGCAGATACGCCGCATTGAAGCCGATCTCGAGCGGCTCGCCGCTGTATTCCGCCTCGATCTCGTCCGTGGCTGCAGCGTCCGCATTGTTTACCGTGAAGCCGACCGAGCCGGGGGCGATGCTGAGCTTGACGGCCTTGCCGCGCTCACTGCTGACAGTCGCGACGCGGTCTGCAGCCTTCATGAATGCATCGCGATCGACTGTGACAATGTTCTCGTTGGCGCGCGGAATGACGCGCTCATAGTCAGGGAACGTGCCGTCGATGAGCTTGCTGGTGAGGACGAAGTCGCCGCTGGCGATGCGGATTTTCGCCTCGCCGACTGACACATTGACCGTTCCCTTGGGAAGCATGCCGACCGTCTTGCGCGGAACGATCACGCCTTTGAATGCGTCTTCGCCAGGATATGCGACTTGGTGGCGCGAAAGGCGGTGACCGTCGGTCGACACGGCGCGCAGCACCTGAATGCCGTCTTCGTAAAGGTGCAGGAAGACGCCATTCAGGTAATAGCGCGTCTCCTCCGTGGAGATCGCGAATGCCGTGGGGGCGACAATCGCGGCCAGATCGACATCGAAGATCGCGTCATACTTGCCCTGACTCAGATCTGGAAAGTCGCCAGCATCGAGCACGGAGAGCTTAAACACACTGCGGCCTGATTTTACAACAAGGCGATCCGCCTCCAGGCTGATGGAAATGTCGCCGCCGGCCTTCTTTGCGATATCGGCCAACAGTTTCGCGTCGACGCAGATGTCGCCTTCCTCGGTGACGTCCGCCGGCGCGACGTCGGTTGCAACGATTTCAAGGTCGGTGCCTGTCAGGCGAAACTGCCCCGTAACGGCGGACAGCTTGACGTTGGAAAGAATAGGAATGGTTGTGCGAGCCTCGACGACGCGGCCGACGTTGGTCAGCACGCGCGCGAGGTCTTGGCGGGCTATGGATAGCTTCACGCTGGTAATCTCCTCTTGTGGTGGATGCCGCATGGTGGTGGCTATGCGGCGGTGTGGTGTTAGGCGGCGAGCTGGCGAGTGGCGAGGATACGGTAAGCATCAATGACGCCGAGCGCCTGAGACTTTGCGTCATCAAGCGCATTGTGAGTCGTGCCAACATCGGGCTGAACCGCGCCGGTAATGTCGAACAATGTCCGGCAGTCTCGATTCGTCCTGTAGTGGAAAGGGATATCGATGGCGCATGCTCGATACGCCGATTCCAACAGCACCAGATCGAACGATGGTGGCTTTGCCCAGACGCGCGACGGCTCAGCGTTGGCGACGAACTGATGCAGATCGTACAGCGCCTTGGACAGGTAGTCGGAGCCGGCGAAGGCGGCAGATCGAGCCTCTTCAGACTGCGCCATCCACCATTTCAGTGTGGACATGTCCACCGAAAGCCCGAGGTCTATGCAAGATTGCGGGTCGATGGCTGCATAGTACTCTTCGCCGAATTCTCCCGTTTCAGCGTCAAACGCCACAGCGCCGATGCTCAAAATGACGCTACCCGGTGCAGTGCCGAGCGTCTCGATATCGATCATAAGATCGCGCATGTTGGTCTCCTCAGTTGTGGTGATACGGCGGGCCGTTGGTGACGACCCGCCAAATGTTACTTCTGGCCCCACGGCCTACGAGCAGCCGGCGCCCCGCCTGTCGCAGCAGGTGCAGGACGTCCGGCCGGAGCGCGATTGTCGTTCGCAGCCGCTGGCTTCGCGGCGGCTGGCTGGTTGGCATCGATACCAACATCCGGAAGAGGCTTTCCCTGTGGATCTTCAGGGAAGAAGTAAGCCTTGATTTCATTGCGAGCGGCATACTTCGGCGAGCCGTCCGCGTTCTTCTCCTTGCTGTCCTTGCCCATGCCGATGCGAGCACGGAACGAGATCAGGTGCAGCTCCTGCGTATCGGCGTCTTCGCTGAGCTCGTAGATTTTGAGAGCTGCAAGCAGCGCCTGGAACTGCTGATTGCCAATGCGCTGCGTGTCGCTGTTCGGATGCTGGATATTGTAATTCGAGAAAATCTTCCGGCCGCGATATTCTTCCGGAGCAATGACGTCCATGGTCGTCTTGACCGTGATGGAATGCTGCGGCGTGTCCTTGTTCTTTTCGATCACGTCAGACGCCGTGATTTCCAGCTCGTAGATGCCATTGGGGATATTGCCGAATTCCGGCTGTTTCAGAGCCTCTTCGGTAACCTGTACTGATGCGCCAAGTCTGGCCATGCTAGTCTCCTTCTGTGGTGTGGTGGTTGGTTAGAGCAGGTAGTAGCGGTACGGCCCGCTACCGTATTGCGTCGTGGTCTGGTCTCGCCAGACGCTTGTATAGACCCACCGCATGATGCCGCCGCGCGTGCGGGCTAGTACAGGGCCAGGCAAACCAAGATTCTCCGCGGAACATCAGGCCGCCTCCTGCAACCCAGCTGGTGCCGGCATGTATTTCGAAAGCTCGTCCCAGCCCTTCCCCTTCTTGTAGGTGATGGCTGCCGGCGTCGAATAGCGAGACTTGGCGAGAAAGCCGGGACGCTCCTCGAGGTGGATCTGCCGCTCTCCGCTGCCTTCGGCGTGCGCCACCTTCTTGTTGAACCCGACTTCCTTCTCCTTCAGGGAATGACGGTAGTTGACGAAGCCGACAAACTGCGCTGTTTCCTGCACCAGTGCCGAGGCTCGCTTGTGGAGCTTGATGCCGTAGCGGCTGTATGGGTCGCTGGTCGGGCTGTCGAACCGCGTGATTTCAGTGTGGGCAAGGAGCACCACGGCAATGCCGGCATCGCGAAGAGCCTGCAGGCCGCTGAGCAGTTCGCGCCACTCGGTATCCGCCTCGACATAGCCCTTGCCGAAGCCAGCATCCTCGATGCTATTGAGGCCGAGGCGAGCGCAGGTGGCGCGCCACACCAGATTTTCTGCGCCGTCGACCGAATCGAGGATGAAGGTCTTGCGGTCGTGCTCATTGGTGAGCAGCCAACCAATGACATCAAGGATGTCTTCGAGGCTTTCGGCGACACCTGGCGACGGCATGTCGACGCCATCTGGCGGCTCCTCGCCCATGGTCGGCAGGTAGTAGGGATCGGGGAACTCTGATGCCAGTTGCGTCTTGCCGACGCCGTGGACACCATAGAGCACGCCGATCGGCGGCTTGTTGTTTTTGGTGCTGTTCAAGCTACCAAGCGAGATTGCCATGCTTTCCTCCTGGGAAAAAGCAAACTGCGATGAAGATGCAGACGGCCACGATGACGGGCCACCAGCTGAACGGATTGGGCGGCCACATGCCGGCCGCGTCAGGTTTCGTCATATTGCTGGAACCTCTTGATTGCCTTGTCGGCGCCCCATACCGAGCCGACCATCACGATGATTGCGATGGTCGCGACCGGGATGAAGAGCAGAGCGGCCACGGCACCGCCGAGTGCGGCCGCAGCGATTGCGGCACGGCGGATGATGGGCGCATGGAAGCGGGTGGGCGGTGCGGCCTTACCGACCGGAGCGTCGATCGGCACGTAATCCAGCGGCGTGCCGGTGAGTGGTGGCATGATGTTGGTCATGCGACGGCCGCCACTTCTGCGGCAAGAACCCGACGGCGTGCCGCGCTGTGCATGTGCTGGAACGGTCGGATTTCGCTAACGGCTGCATTTGCGCGCTCGCGTGCCTCACGCTTCATCTCGCCGCGCGTCTTGCCGCTGCCGCGCGGTGCTGGCTCCTTGGCCGGCGACCGAAAGCCCTTGCCGCCGGTGAGGCGTTCCATCAGGATCATACGTCTGGCGAAGTGGCCCTCGTCCGTCGATGGCATGCCGAGTTTGAAGTCGTTGGCGTGGTGATCGGCCAGCGCCTGTTTGAATGCTTTGGTCATAAGTCTCCTCTCAGCCGTGCGCTTGGTGGGCGCACGGCGTTGCTGTGGTGGTTTTGGTGGTGGTGTTAGGCGGCGAGCTGCCCGTACGGGTAGTTGACGAAGTGCTCGACGACGTCCTTGGCTGGCTTCAGCTGCATCCCAGTAACGGAACGCAGCTCCTTGATGGCGTCGATTCTGCGACCGGCGACGGCAAGCCGCTGCCATTCGTGGCCGTAGGTCGGTGCCGGCTCCTGGCTGGTGGTCGTCAGGACATAGACGCCGAATTGCTGGCCCTTGTGGACAGAGGCGAGGCGCTCCGCTTCCTTGGCTGCCGCCGCTTCAGTCGCGTGGACATGCGGCAGAACAGATGGCTTCGGCTGGCCGTTTTCGATCAGGGCAACGATGGCGGTGGGGGGATGTGATCCAGCCAGTACGCCTTCACTGAAATAAAAGTATAGCCAGTCGTGCCCATCCCTCGACAGCGGATAGAAGCCGTCATCATCAACCTTGACGACCTTCAGAACCTCGCCAATGCTGATGTATTCAGGCCAGTCCGTGGCGGTGATTTTTACCCTATCACCCACCTTGAACTTGGCCGGCGCCGCGTTGTCGTTGCTGGTCGCAACTGCAACGGCTGGCTGTTCTGCTGGTTCGTCGACCCATTCGGCGACATAGTCGTCTGGGTGCTCGCCTTCGTAGTTCGCGCGACCTGTCGCCGTGAACACCCAAGCAGATCCGTCGGAAGTCTCGCCCCATGCCGTGTCTTTGCCGATAACTACCGGCCCGACCTTCCGACCATCGCGCGTCTTGTAGTAGCGGCCGGCAGTAATGGTGAGGGGTGTGGGTGTGGAGGCGGCCAGCAGCGGTTCGAAGCAGTCGATCGTTGCACGAGTAAAGTTCTCGGTGGCGGCTGCAGTCTTGTAATCAACCGGCGGATCGATATCGAGCAGATATTCGTCAGTATCGACCAGCACTCCTCCGACCCATGAACTGATCGTCGCTGTTTTGCCGACAGCGCCGGTCGTTGAGCGCCCGTCCTTTACCAGTCGCACCCGATCGCCGACCTTAGGCGTCCAAGCAGGCGCTTCCGCAAGCGGCGCCAGTTGCGCTTCTGTGGCAACGGGCAGCGGTTCGATGTCGGTTACGCTTACATTCCACGGAAAGCCATTATCCACGTCGAACTTTACGATGAAACGTCCCTCTTTTTCTGCCGGAAAAACGGTTCCAGGCCCTACGGTCGCATCACAGGCCCAAGCGCTATCGGGCTTCATCAACACCCGGTCGCCGACCTTCGGCTGCCAGACCGGCACCAGCTCGAATCGGCGAGCGAACGCCCCCCTCACTGTGTCGGTATAGATCAGATCATCATCACCGGAATCGCCAGCCAGGATTTGTTCGATCACGCTCTCAGTTCCGGCGACCCATTTTGAATAGTCTTCCGTCAGGCGCACCTTGTCGCCGACCTTAAACTTCCCCATCACGCTGCTCCTTCCGTGGTGGTATCCGGACGCAGCTTGCGCCCTTTGGTGAAGTCGACCGGGATGACGTTGTCGTCCACGGGCTGCTTGGCGGCCGTAGGCGGTTCGTCCTGCTGAATGGCCATGTGCCGCAGCGTTACGGCATGAAGCGGCCGCACTTCCAGGGTGTTGGTAAGCTGGACGTGGTAGAAGCGACCGAAGTCAGCCTCTCCGACGACAATGCCGAAGACATTGGAATTCAGCTTGGATTCGACCCAGTCACCTTCGGAGAAGTATTCGCAATCGCAGTGCTCTGTGGTGTCGCTCATGCCGCCACCCCGAAGCCGATATCGTCACCAAGACCGGAGACCTGCAGTTCACGGGCCGACGGCGCGACTTCTGCAACGTCCATGGTGGGGATGCGCCGCAGCGAAACGGGCATCATGCCGGAGACGGTAGAATAGCCGCCGTTGTGCGGCATCATCTTGATAGTCTTGTTGTCGTTGGCTGCGGGAGGGGGATTGGTGCGGAGCGGCGTGCGCTTGCCGCCGAGCCGGAAGTAAACGGCCTGATGGCTGAGGCCAAGGCGTTCGCCGATCTGGCGAAGTGAAAGACCTTCTTCTCTGAGCGCTCTGGTGATTTCGTCAACGCTGGCGGTCTGAATGCAATTGTCCATGTGGTCTCCTCTTGGTGGTGGTGTGGTGGGTGATTACTTGGTGGCGTAGCCGAGCCGAGCCGCCGTGTTAAAAAGGATGCCGCGTAGCTCGCCGTCGATTTTGTATTTGTCGCAGGCGAAGTTGAGGTTCATCGCAGACTCTTCGCCGCGCTCGCTGGCTGCCCGCCAATCGAAAAACATTTCGACGACATCGAAAAGGTCCATCCCGGCGACGCCGTCGGCGTAGAATTCCGGATGGTGGCTATTGTTGGCTCGATGGTGCTCAATCATCGGCCCTAGCATGTCGGTGCGCCGCTTGTATTCGTCGGATCCGAACGGCGCTTGGCCTTCTGTGTCGACGACCTTTTGCATCTCCTCAAGCGGCCCCATCTCGATAGGGTCGAACTTCGATGCATCATGCACGTCTCCGCGCCTGATCATCTCCACGGCAAACTCGCCTAGAAGCTGGCGTACTCTCGCGATGTGCTTATATGTGACGATTGCCGCTTGGCTCATCGTGGTCTCCTCTTGGTGGTGGTGGCACTCGCCAAAGCGCGGTTGACGCCTTGACAAATTTGTAATAACCGAATGTGTAGTGTAAACATGCCTAACGTGGCAAGCCCGACGCGGGCAGGTAGGTGAATATGCCCCCCTCTAAATCAAGATTCGCGCAGATGCTGGCGAACGAGCAAACCAAACAGGGCATGACCGATCGCGAAGTGGCCGCGAAATACGATTGGCTGCAGCAAACGTTCAGCCGGTGGAAGAACGGCAGCGCGCCGCGACAGCACATGTTTGCGTCGATCGCCAAGTTTCTGAACATCAGCACCGATATGGTGGCGGAGCTCGTCGATGAGGCAAGCCAGTCGACCGGCAACACCAAGCTTGCCGCGGCTTACGGCTCGGCGCGCGTTTACGGCAAGGTGACAGACCGCAAGACCGGCAAGTATGCGTTCGAAGCGTTCAACCAGGGCCGCAAGCGCATACCGGAAGGCCGATACGCCATTCTCATAGACACTAAGGTCATGGAGCCGGCGCTGCTGGTTGGCACAAAAGCTTGGCTGGATCCGGCGATCTGGCCGAAGCCCGGCAATGAAGTTCTGGTGCACGCCAAGGGCGGCGTCGCCTGGCTGGGTCGGCTGGTTACGCTGGCCGATGCGCAAGCTATCATCGAGGCCGGCGGCAAGGAGATGACAATTCGAGACGTTGAGGCTGTGCATGTCATCGTCCTTTCTGAGCGGATTTCTGCCGGGTGACAAAAATTGACGCTTGACAAATTTGTGGATTGTTTGGTA